AGTTACTACATCTGTGGTTTTTAAATCCTGATCGATTTTATCATCGATTTCGGTTTGTGTGTAAAAATCCACATTAGCCCATTCGTAAGACGCTGAGCCAACCGATTTAAGATATTGCAATGTGGTTGTTGGCTGTGAGGTCAGGCCGTCACCTACGCTGCCGATATAAGCGATTATAGCATCACTGTCCGGAATATTTGAACCTGGAACAAGGGTATCCTCAACATTGCGGGTAATAACTGTGCCCGTTTCGGAATGCAGCACAGGTGGGTCGATGCCATTCAGAAAATTATAAGCCCATCCGCTTGATATAGGTTTTGTGTTCGATTCCGTAGGTTCGCTGTCAATGTCAGCCTGAACCAGTGGATTGGTGAGCGCTGTCTGAAAATAACTTGGCTCATTACCACCTAACAACACTGAATCTGGCGCTGTTCCAGTGGCAAGCAACCAAGGAGCTTCGGAAAATGTCATAGAAGAAAGACGGTTGCCAGCCGTGTTCCCTGAGTTGACGGTGAGCATCTTATCTTCTGGGGCGGGAGTTCCGAGCGTCGGAGCGTCGGAAATATCCACGGCTGCCGTGTCTTCAAGATACTGGTAGTCTTTTGCACATCCCAACAACAGGATCAGCGCGAAGAGTATTGCGAGTTTTTTCATGTTAGACCATAAAAGTGAGGTTGATTTTTAACTGCTGGTCTATCTCTGTACCGTCCAGCATCTCGAAGTAATGCACTGTTTTTGTATTGTCTATCACGCCAAGGACCGCATGACCCTTGATCTGTACCATGCAAACAGGCCAGTCAAATTCACACATCATAGCTACGGCAACGATGACGTTACGAGCGCAGTCTATTTTGTCTTTGACTATTCGTGGGTCGTGCAGTCGTCGTATTTCCCTTTCTTTGATACAGTCAGCAACCGCTTTTTTAATCTGCTCGATAGTCGGTAACATCCATCTTTTAGCAAAGAGCAGGTTGTCGGATTTAGGGAAAAGCGCCCTTACTTCATTCGATGTTATCATTATCTTTCCTGTTCATATCATTGGCTATTTCTCGCATTACAATTGCCACCTTTTCTTTTGAGGTGGCACCGGCAAGCGCCTTGGTAAATGCAGTGTTTTTCGCAAGTAGCCCCTGTTTGACAATCCGATCTTTTAATTTCGGGGCAATCCCAGCTACAACCATTTTTTCTTCCTGTGTCATCTTTGACAGGGATTTATCAATCGCGACATTCTGTTTAGTTTTTTCCAGATCAATCGCTCGAAATTCGTCATATATTTTCTCGGTAACACCCCTGTCTGAAATCTGGATATATGCCCCGATTGCATTAACGCCCCATAGGTTTAAAACTATCTCGGCAGTAGAACGCTCCCTTTTAATGTCGTCATATTCCGGTTTATATAAAGTCCCGCCGCCGGTGTCGCGCCAGACGTTTTTGACAACTTCTTCGGCCAGCATTAATCCGCCTAAATCCATGGCCGCGTCACTGTTCTTGTTCCGGCCCATATAATCGTCAACTGGATTAATGCCTTTTACATAAACGTCACGGACATATAGCGCCGATGCTGGCACAGGATGCAATTGATACGGGAAGAAGTTGTATGCTTCCGACAAAGCGGTTCCTTTCCCGACAAACTTACCCTTCATCATTTTCCAGGCAATCGCGCCAAAGGTCTGTCCCTCGTAATCTCTGGGTATTTGCAACCAAACACTTTTGCCGTCTTTGGTTAAAAACAAAGGAATACAAGTATAATGCGACATATTGTATTCAGGGATTCCGGCGTAAATCCTTTTGATATAACCGCCTCCGGTGATTGTCCCATCGTCTTCACCGTCATCGTAGACTCCCTTTGCGGCAAGAAACATCATCACAGTAGGCACCACATTAAGGGCCATGGTTTTCCAGATATAATCAGCAGGACTCTCTTTTATCGCTTCGATATGGGACTTGATCCCCTGTACCGCGACATTGGAAAACATGGCAATAGAGTTGGTATATTTGTGCAGTTTGCCCCGCTCTTTAAAGTTCGGTGTTCCTATCCTGCCGTTTCTCACTCGGTTAAGGACTTCTTGTTTTGAAAGACCACGCTTTAAAAGATACTGTGCCCCGGCAATCTTGCTGACTATCTCCATTGACCGGCCAACGTTATCAACGTTTCTGTTTAATCCGGTCCATGCTTTTCGCCACTTGCCTACATTCTGGTCTGCCTTGGTGGAAAGTTTATAATTAGCCTGCAAGCGGTGCAATTCGCCGTCTGTGGAAATATCCCGACCATCATAAACTCTGTCTTCAGTCAGGGCTCTGTTGGTCATCAGCCAGTCTACGGTGTCACTCCGTTTTCTTTTCCATGCCTCATTAAAAGCTTCCGGGGTAGCTTTTAAATAGGTCAACAGCAGTCCCGGTATATGACGCAAGCCGATCTCTTTATTCTTCGTGACCGTGCCAAAGAAGTCGCGGGTTGCGTTTTTTGCCATCCATGCTGGATTCTTTGAAATAAACAACTGTCTGGTGAAAGACGATATCATTTGCCACGCTTCGGATACCTGATTGGCGGTGTACGGGTCGGATTCGTAAGCCTCGGCAATATGCTGAGAAACATAATAGTTTTCTGCATTACCGTTTATCATCACCGTGAATATTTTCTCGTTGGCCTCGCTTGATTCGGCGGCCACCATAAACTTGCCGTTAAATTTGACGCTTGCCGGTTTGAGTTCGCCTACTTCTTGCAACAATGGGAGTATCGAGCGTTTTGATTTGTTTATCCGTGCAGCCCGGATAAGAGAAATATCCTGAATGATTGTCGCTGTTACCGGGGAGTTGACTTCTGACAAAGTGCCAAGTGCTTTGTAAACTCTGCCGCCGGCACCTTCACCGAACTTCTTATTCAGATGATGGGTAACAGAGACTTTGGTATAATCGGTTGTCTCGTTCATAAACTTAACGAGTTCGTCAGAATATAAACCGGATTCTTCCATCAATGGGTATATTCGTTTATCCCTAATGCTTCTGAACTTGTCGAGCAGGGCGTTTACCATATCGTATTTCTCTGCGCCCCAATCTGCCTTTAATACTCCAAGGTCTTTAGCTGCTGTTTCCGGGGTATATCCTTTAGTGGAAAAAACATCTTTCCTGTTGGCGGCGATATGTTTTCTCAAAGCTACTACGTCAAGGTCGTGGACGGTCAGGTTGTTATCGTCCATTTCCTTTTGCAGCCCGTTTATTTCGAACAGGTAAGCGTCAACCTCGGAAGGGATGTAGGGAAGTTCCTTGAGTTCGTTAATGGCCGCCGTAGCTTTTGTCTTATCGGTGCTTTGCTTGAGTGCCTTGTTTATAAAGTGGTGCTTGTCGCTTAGATTTTCAGCCAAGGTATCAATAAATCCCTGGCTATCGTCAATCTTGGCCAGTTCTGCCCGAACACCTTCACCGCGCTGGAGCATTTCGTAATCGCTTTGGATTCTGGCTCTCGAAACCTCAACAGGTCCACGCCCTATCCTTTTAGCAATATCGCCCCATATCTCGGAGGCTTCCGGCTTGTTGTCGATGTAGTTAAAAAATCCCTTATAAAATTCAGGTGCTACCCGCTGGACCATTTGCGGATTAACCAAGATTCCAGACAACGCATCGGCGTAAAGTTCTTCAGATGAAAAACGATACTTGGTATATTTGGCATTACCCCAAACATTGAACGGCTTCCACAGTTGGGTGAACAGTTTCAGTTCTTCGGTAATGACTTCTTTGGAAATAAGGTTGCGTTTGGAGATCTCTTCCTTGACCAGTTCCTTGAACTTATTGTAAACGTCCTTGTTGGTCGGCTTCGGCTGTTCCATCTGGTTGCCGGTCTTGACTTCAATGTATGTTTTAAGGTGGGCCATTTCCGCGGGAGAAAGCCCTTTCATGGCCTGTAGCCCGATAGACTTTTTCACGGCGGTCGACGCGGTGAAGATAAAACTTATTACATCGGCGGTCGGTTCTGGATCTGTTTCCATGCCTTTTAAGACGGCAAGGACTTGTTCAGGGGTAACCGGAGTTTCTGTGGTGATAACCTCGTCGATTAACTCACTGGCTTCGCGTTTGGTTAAGAGTCGTGCTTCTTTCATTAACCGTTTGCGGTCGGCCTCGGTGATAACTCCCGGCGCTCCGGGTTTTTCTTCGATGTAATGCTTTAAATATCCCTTAATAGAAGCTATCCGGCCAAGGATATTACCTCGCGCCATGGTGTCAGCATCTTTGTAGTCGATCAAGTGGCCTATTTCGTGGGCCATGGTCTTTAATGCCTGGTGAAAGTCTGCGCCTAATTCTTTGAGTATTTTAATCCCGCCCAGGCCGGATGGCATAAACTGACCTTTTACTCCTGCTTTGCGGAATTTGTCTACCAGTAGTGGACGGTTGCCATTCATTAACTCGGTTGCCAGCTCGACCAGTTCGGGCATTTCCATAATAACCGGCGTGTCGGAAAACTCGCCCATGGAATACAGACCGTAGCTTTTGGCTTTATCGGCGTTCATCGGTTCGCCTTGTGCTGGCATTACCGCAGCGATAAATTCACCTTCGTTATAGCCAAACACCACACCATCAGGAGATATCCGGTATTCAACATCCGGATAGATCGATTCAACTATATTCAGCTTGCCTTGTGACACGTTAAACCGTTTGTTGGTTATGGTGTCCATGATGATAGCCTGTGCGTTTAACTCGCCCATCTGCAATACAGGCCCTTTGGCTACCACTGTATCTGTTTCGCCACTGGTGTAATATCTTATCTCGGCTGGATTGGCTTTCTCGGCCATCTGCTGATACGAAACAAGAGCCGTATCAAAGGAGCTATTTTCTTCGGTAGGTCTGTTCGGCGGCTTAAATCCCCTAACCGCCATGGTACTGTCACTCACCCATTCACCATGAGTGATAGTTTTCTCCGCCCAGTCGAAAGTCTTCTTCGCCTTATTGGTCGGATTGACATTGGTCGAGCTTTTACGGATTGCCGGAGCAGGAGTGTAAATTCTGCTGACCAGTTTCTTGAAAGAACGGAGCGCGGTCTTGTTATTCAGTACGGTGTATTCAGTACCGTCTGGCAGGATAAACCGAACCGCCTTCACCTCTTCGGATATTCGCGGGACCGCTGCTTCAACTACCCGCTGGACCTCTTCGATCTTTTTCTTTTTCGGACCTTCGGCTTCGTCTATGGCTACGATGTGGATTTTATCGGTCGGCTGCCAAGGTACTGGACTGTTCTTTGAAACTTTCCACTTTTCCCCGACAATCGATTCAGACAAGGTGTAATTCTTGTGACTGCTGATTAACTTCGGCTTTGCCAGTTCTGCCAGCTTCTTTTCTTCCTTGGCTATTGCGTCTTTGACTTTCTTCGGCCCGTACTCTTTTAAAAAGTCGGTCAGGTCTTCAAGTAGTTCAAGGTCTGCAACGTCGATGTTTTCCAGTTCTTTATCGGTGCGCTTCTTAACCAGTCTCCGTGCCTGCTCGTTGAAGTCGGCTTTTACTTTTGCTGAATCAAACTTGCCTAATAGCTCGCTGCTGGCAAGACCTTCACTAACCATGTCCGATAGGATAGCCCTTGCCGCGCGGGTTGTAAGGATGTCCTTTATGTTGTCTGATAGAACCGCCGCCGATATGGTGTCAAACTCAACCTCATCTATGTGTGGTCGGGATTGCTTTATCTTTTGGATTTTTGCTGTGTCGCTGCCTGAAAGGTTATCTAATATGTCTGGATTGGTTGGGGAAAATGATCCTTTGTTGAAAATACTTTTAATCTGAGTTGAGTTGAAGACTGCAATAGATTTGGCACCTTGTTCGTTAAGAATGATAGAGTCATACCCAGTGTTTTTAAACTTATTAATAAACCCATTATTTTTTACTATAGCGAAAAATGGTGCAATCATACCATTTGCTTGTTCTTGGTATTCTTCTATTTCCGCATTGGTAGGTTTTTTAAACTGCAATGATCTGAAATAGTCTTTAGGTGATACATCAAACTTTTTCAGCATGTAACCTATATTTACCTCTTTTTCAGCCTCTCCGTACTCAGTTAAGTCTATAGGTTTTTTTGCGCTAAGGTACACCGGGATAATTTGAGGACTGTCAAAACTTTTTGCCTTTCTGTTTTGATCTATTTGTGCTCCAACTCCGGTATACACTCCGGCGTAATCACTACTGTCTGTAAAGAAGAATACTTTTGAGTTGCCGAAGTCACCAAATATATTAGATGAGAAAAATTTAGTCCCATGATAAACAACCAAAGGCTCAGAGCCAGCCTTTCCGTCCACCGTTACCACACTATCACCAAACCACTTACGGAAGTTTGGATTATCGGTTATCTTCTTTTTTTGTGCTGCGGTCGGTTTGCTTTGAGGTGCTACGGGATCGGCCTTGATTGGCTTGACTGGTTCTTTGGTTGACTTCGGCTCGACAACAACCTTTTCTTTTGCGGCAACTGGTTGTTCTGGTGTTTTGCTTGGCTGTTGCTTGACTGGTTCTTTGAACTTATCAACAGTAGACCCTTTAAAATCCACATCGAAGTCAACGTTATTCACATCATTGTTTTTGATTGCAGCGCGGAGCAGGTCTTTATTGTCTTTCCATGTCTTGATATACTGTTCTGTTTTTCCAAGGTTATACCCTGCAATATAAGCCTTTCTTTCAGTTGCCTTATAAATCCCCGCCCTTGACGCATGCTGGTCGGCTGTATATTCTTCTTTACCAATTGCCCCGAACATGGCACCGTCTTTCATTCCGTTACTGAAAGCGCCTTTTGTTTTTGCTGTTACCTTTGGTGCTTTGCTTTTCTTCTTCGCGGCATACTCAGACTTTTTGAGATAATCAAGCCGAACCTTGGCATCGGCAAGTTCAACCTTTAATGCAGGAGTCGGCTTGCTTTTAATCTGTGCGTTGAGTTCAGCTATCTCTTGACGGACTGATTTAACTGTTGGCTTAGTAAAAGCCTTAACGACCTTATCATAACCTGCCTGTATTTCTTCCTGTGTCGGATTTTTGACACTGAACGTCGCACCCTTTGCCGGTCCGTCATATGCGGTGAATTGGTGTAAACCTAAATTTGTTCCGTCATATTTGAGCGATTTTTCTACTTGCTTGGCTATTTCAACAACACCTCCGGACGGTGCGCTTGCTGTCGCTTCGGTCGTCGGAGCTATTCCAGAGGCTTCCGGAGGTGTTCCCTGCGCCGTGCTGTCCTGCTTGGTGCTTTCTACCTTGTCGGGGATAGACTCTTGAACCGCTTTACCTGTCGGCTCCACAGGAGATATTTGACCACTTCCTTTTATTTCTGCACTCTCTTGAGCCCGAATATCGACATTAGACAATCCGACATTGCCAGATTCTGTGGCTTTGGTTTCAGTTGAAGTTGGCTCATTTGGTTCAGTCGGCAAATCTCTTTTTGCTTCTCGGTTTTCTCCATTTGGATAAACCTTACCCCCTTTATTATCCGTTGTTCTTTGGTATGGGGGTAGAGTTCCTTCACCTGTTCGGGTGTAATCCAGATTTTCTCCATTAGTCGTTCCTCCTTCTGGATTTACAGGTGATGGCTGCAACTCGGCATTGCCGGTTTCTGCAATTGTTCCATTGTCAGGCTGGACCTGTTCTGCCGCCGCCTGTCTGACTTCGACCCTTCCTTCAGGTATCGCTGATTTCGGAGTAGTTTGATTTCCAATATTTTGAACAGGACCATTTGGCTCTCCTTGTATTGGATCGGATACTGGCTCATCAGCTGGCAAAACAATTTTCTCGTAAAGTTTATTCTCACTCGGAATAATGCTCAGCGGTCCGGCTGGTAAATCATTGACACGTTCTGCATTTCCTTCATTCGCCTTAGGTAAAGGGATCTCAGTTCTTGGTGATAAAAGTCCCGTTGCTCTTTCAAGGTCAACTGTGGCTTCGGCTTCGGTAATATCCGGATTTCCACCTTTTTGAAGAATATCATTCTGCGCTCCCTGGAGTATCCCTGTACCCTGTTGGAATTTAGATATAGCCTCGTCAACATTCTTGGCCTGTAATATGTCAACCGATACGGCTCGTTTCAGATTGAGCATACTTGAGCCGGTCATCATTGCCCCGCCCTGTCCTGCACCGACTACAAGGCCAATTCCGGCGGCCTCGGCGTTACCTTCGCGCCATGGTCTGCCGAGAGCCACATTGGTTAAGGCGTTTTCATTATACGACTGAAGAGTCTCTTCAAGACCTTCCTTTACCGTACCTTTAAGAATATTAGGAACGGCTTGTTTAGCAGCGATACGTCCACCGAGGCCAGCGGTAGCAAGAGAGGCTTCAGCGTCACGCAGGCCGGGAATCTTTGAAGTGAGTCCACCAATTGCAGCAGTGCCTATCCCTGCGGCTGTGGCTGGCAGAATGGTATCGCTCCAATCTCTTCCGGCCTGTCTGCCTTGTTCCTGAATTAGTCCGGCGGTCTGTGCACCCTCTGCGCCAGCCCCAGCCATGACTATCTTTGATTGTACTGATGGATTTAAAAAGAATTTAGCGGCGAAGTCTTTAGCTGCGGCTGATCCGGCGGTAATGCCGTTTTTCGCCAAAGCGGAACCGAGCAACTTTACTGCGGCGAATCTGGCTACCGCGGCTCCTGAAGCGGTAAGGGCGGAGGATTCGACTATAGCGCCGAAAGCTACTGAAGGATTGTCGAGCAGAGCGTCGACCGTGCCGAGAAAACCTTTGGCTTCTGATACTTCCGTGTTGGCTTGCTTACGGCTGTCTGAATAACCTTGAGCTAAAAGCCCTTTTGCTGCGGCTGGATCGTATCCAATTTTGGATAAACCTTTTCCAACCAGGTTGAAAGAAGCCATATCAGCAATACCGACCCCAGCCTCACCTAAACCAATTACGCTGTTGGCGGCATCGATTGCCGTGTCTTTGGCCGCTTCACCCCATGTACGGTCTATCTTTCCTTCTCTTTCTGGATCTTCGGGATATTCAACAGGAGCGTGAACACTTTTGGCAGGGCCAGCCGGAGTCAATCCTTCGAACATTGGATTGGGCTGTTTTGCGTCAACGAATGGTTGTTCTTTGAGAGCGTCGCCGTAAAAACGTGACATAAAGCCCGACCTAACTTTTTCTTTGTCCTCGTCAGGCAGTAAAACATAAGACTTGTGAGTTTCGTATTTCGACCATTCTCGGTTGATATAATTCTTAATAACCGTCGCTTGATCTTCAGGATTCAAAGACTGAAATTTAGGATGTTGCCTGATTTTGTCTAAGCGCATCACTCACCGAGGAGGGAATTAATGTCTAACTCAATATCGTCTACATCCGAATCTTCATCTTCACTTGACATTATACCACTCTTTTCTTCAGGAATAAACCTTGAAAGATAGTTTCTATACCTCGTTAAACTATTTATTACCTTTTCTTTATCTTCCGGTGACATTTCGGCCTTGGTGTTGATAAATGGGGCCAACTCAGGCATTTTTTCAAGTATGCCGCTCATCCCATCTTCGGTTAGCATGTTGCCTTTCCTGATGTTTCCTATCTGTGTGTCGATAGTGGCAATTTCTTTTAATGCTGTTCCGGGTTTTATTTCAGGCTTTGCCAATCCTTTCATGCCCATTAATTCTTTACGGCTGGAAATCTGCTTGTCTGCCAGTTTGTCTGCTGCCGACATTCTCATCCCAAGAAGTCCTTTTTCTCTTTCGTATTGTGTTTCTGAGTCGAGCCGCTTATCTTCGGTCATTTTTTCGTAATCTGACGCACTAGCGGAGCGGTCCCTGACATACTTTTCGAAATCGTCTTCTTTCGCATTAGTTCGGTTTGTCGCGTCACGTTCGGTTGAGAGTTTATTACCGAACTCCATATTATCGCGCCCGTATTGCTGCATGAGTGCGGCAAAAGATTGTTTTCGTTTTTCGTCGGCCTGTTTCTGAAGTTCGGTAAGGTTGGCAGAGGCACCACCGGCAATCCCGCCTAAAACTGCATGAGCTAATAATCCCATTTTAGAACCCCTCTTGAGGTGGAGCTTCTTGCATCGGCTGCTGTGGTTGCATCATACCTTGACCTTGTTGCATAGGATCAGCCTGCCCCTGTTGCTGTCCCTTCTGGCCGCTTTCTATTAAAGAGCCGGCTATCCCCGCTGCTTGTTTGCGCTCTTCCGGGGTGGATTTAATCCCCGCTATCTCAGCCATTTTCGACACTTCTAGCACCGTCATCTTGATCGACTTAAGAATCAACTGGAGATGCGGCTTACGTCCTGATTGTTTCTTGACCCGCTCAAGCATCGAGGTTATTATCTGCGATACCACGTTGCCGATACGAACAGGTACAGGCACTTGCTCGTTCATTAACTGCTGCATTATCTGGTCTCGGATTCCATCGTCATGTATCGACGTAATGACACCTGCGACAAATTTATCAACTTCGTTTTTATCTTTTGGATAAACTCCGCCTTGTGTCCCCGGCTGTTGCTGTTGTGCCTGTGGAGCTATCATGCCCTGATCTTCCATATCTTATCCTTTTAAAGTTACCAAGATTCGCCGCCTTTACCCATGTCACCACCGCCGAAACCGCCCATGCCTGTACCGGATGAACTTGAGTCAGAGTCGTTGCCTCCTCTATCTCCATACCCGCCGTCACCGCCGTTATACCCTCCGGATTCGCTATATCCACCGTATGACTTTGCACCGAGGCTTTCTGTATCGTCGAGCGAGTAAGAGCCGTATTTGTCCATAGATGACAACCCTGGACTAAGCCCGTATCCGCTTGAGCCAAGGCCGGGGTCAAGGCCGCCATATGCACCAGCATCGACACCGAAGCCTCTCGCCGTATCGCCGACCGAGAATCCATCGTTTTCTGCCCTGTCCCTTGCACCTTCTCTTGCCCTTGTGCCGAGCGCGTCACCGATATAGCCGTCATCAAAAGACTGAGAAGCCATATCGCCGAGAACACTCGCACCTATTGAACCAGCTAACGATCCAAGCGGACCAAGGGCAGAGCCAAGCATAGCCCCGGCAACCTGTGAAGCAGATCGTGTAGCGCTCTTTGCCGCACCTTTTATACCATCAGTTGCTGCGCCATAACCTGCACTCATGGCCGGACCGATTAATCCGGCATAACCTCCGAGAGCGTGGGAAAGTCCCTCGACAGCAGCATTGATACCTGTCTTGGTGGCTGAAAACGTGCCATCCTCTGCATCATCCATGACCCCTGCTATGGTTGCGCCCATAGGCACACCCGACATACCGACGGCAGCGCGAACACCAAAGTCACTAATCGCCTCGGTCAATGCGCCCTGGTTGTATCCGGTAGTTCCCGCAACGCCAGTAGTGGCAGAGAACCCTTGATCTCTGCCGTTCGGATTAAGGATTCCCATGATATTTCGCTATCTTTGCACCCGTGAATGGCACGGAGATAGATTTATTATGCTCGTCCCTTATCCGGCGCTGTTCTTCTGTCGTCCGGTTGGCTGCTTTCTCGTAGGCTTTGCGGTTTGATTTGTCGCTCATGTAGCCTAACGCTCCTTGAGCGGCTCCGACGAGTAGACCGCTACCGACAGGGGTGTTTATCGCGCTGCCAACTTTATCCCAAAAACTTGTATCTGCCGGGGTGTTGGTTGTACCTGGCAAATCAAAAGCAACATCAAACGTCGAGTTCCATTCTGAATCATCGTAAAAACTGTAGTCATTCACATCAAAGCTCATATCGCACTCCAATAACTCAAAATTTCCATCTTATCAATGAACTGCTTTGCGCTTGAATTTATATCGCAATCTTGCCAATCAAGGCACTGTTCAGCGGCATAACGTGTATATGCTGCATCTAAAAGACTGTCGAAGTAACCAAGGTGTTTATGTTTACGGTTTACCGTTATTTGTGATGTAAATTTTCCTTTTATATTATCAAAAAACACCCCTTTAACCCCAGAAGTATTGTCCTTTCTTATGCCACAGTTTCTGGTTTGGCACTGACGGCTCGCTTCTCTTAAGCCTTTATACCGGTTGTCAGCTCGATCTCGCCATATGTGATCTACCGTCAATTCCGGCATGAAGCCTTCCATATAAAGAACTGATAGTCGGTGGGCCTGGTAGCTCTTACCGTCTATCATTATTACCCTATATCCGGAGTGGTGAATAGATCCTGCGATCTCACCAGCTTTGATCCATCCGCCGTTCGTGACTTTCCAAGTGAAATCTCCAGTTTCTGGATCATAATGCAAAACTTCTTTCAACCTTTCTTGAGTCAATTTACTTTTCATCACGCAACTCCTTATCCCTTCGTGCCTCTTTTTCTTCAAGAGCTTCAAGCGCCCTTTGGATAGTGTCGGTGAAGTTGGTGTCCATCTTCCTGCAAAGTTCCAACAAGATGTTGTCGTGCCGTTTGCTTAGTACAACTGTTCTTCTCATGGTATTCTCCATATCGTTGATGTGATAGTTATGACACGCTTACCTTGCGTAATTTTATCATGTTTATCACATTTGTTCAATATGTTTCACCACTAAACGACTTCTATTTCGAGATTATATAGAGAAGCCGTAGTCTGCCAAGATTTTGTCATCCAATCAGAAACCCACGTGTGTGTGTTTGCGTCCATGACAATATCGGTATTATTGAGCAACGAGCCCATTATACCCATCATAGTTTGTGTCTGTGCTGAGATTGCGTCTTGAGCCGATTTTCGTTCAGCCGCGCTTATTCCCAAATCAACCAGCTGTTTATCGAAGTCGAATGTAAATTGTTTGTAATCCTTCGCAATTTCAGCCTGTAGATACTGCGTACTCTGGTTTACCTTCTGGGTGTTGCCGTAGTTCTGTTCAGCCAGTGAGCCGGTTATTTCTGCGTCATTCTGTTTCTGCTGACTTTCTAGTGCGGCGGTCTGATTGTTGATTAATCCCTGATTCTCAACTGCCTGATTCGCTTTACCGAAATCGGCGTAGGTGGCCGCATCGGGAGAAGCAATTTCAACAGCCTTGCCAATCATGGCTTCTGTTCCGGCCTGTGCCGTTCCCCTGGTGTTAAGCAAACCCCTTGAGTTTCCTGTTCTCAATGTTTGCTGTTGTGCCTGTTCCAGCATGGGATTGCCACTCGCCAATAATCCTGTGGCTCTTCCTTCGACCGTGGCCTTGGCCGGATCGATATAGCTTTCCACGTCTTTAGTCTGGCCGAGAATAGCATTTGGATCGGTCAGGGTTGGCGCTTTGTATTCGGTGGCCTCGGCATAGACAGGCTGCAATGGATCGTAATTGAGGGTCATCTGTTTACCTTTTCGTTAATCCTTTTTTGCTCTTGCGCGACATAGTCCGGCATTGTTTCAAAAAACCAGCCAAGGGGAATCCACTTGATATTGTCGTCTTTAGTTCTTACCCCCCAATAAACAGGAGGGCCGAAAACATAACCTTCTTTCGAGCGCTGTTCCTGTGAGGCCATATCATCTAACCAGTGACTTGTTACATTTTTGACTTTCTTGGCGAATAACCATCCGGGGGCTTTGAATTTAATTGTATACATTACCATGCCTTTACGTATGCAATGCCTTTAATAAAAAGTGGACGTTTGTCGGATACGCTTGTTACTCCACTATTTGTAATTGATGCCTCTCCGCTGTTGGCTGATGCACCTTCGCTTGTTGGCCTGTTAGATAATCCAGTTCCACCATGGTTATGGGGAACACCACTTCCTGACGATGCTGTGTTTCCTCCTGTACCTTTAGCGACAGTGAGGAAATTCCCACCGTAATAATATGTTGTATCTGTTGGTATCCCACCATGAACATGTGGCCCGTTGTGTGCCTCGGTCAGGGCAAAATCTCCCGTAGTATGGGCGTGGTCTATAAAGTGAGTATGGGCGTTAGCGTGTGTGTGGTCTACATTATGGACGTGAGTATCGGTATTAGAACCACCAACCGCGCCACACGAACTTGACCCCATGAAAAAACGGTCGTCGTCTATTTTTGGGAGATACCGACCGGTTGCGTTCCAATATGGCGAAAGAGGATGATTTAACGCTGCGCCGTTGGCAGCATATAAGCCGATTGAGTTATATAAAGCGTTAAACGCCGCAGGGGTGGTTGTTACACCGACAAACCCGCCATTGTTTGCATCGGTGTAATACCCGCCGATAAACATCGAAACTGTGCCAACAGGGATGTCGCTTCGCAGGGCGATAGTTCCTGATCTGTCCTGATATGTGTATTCTCTCTCTGAGGTGTTGATGTTCGATAGTTGTGAAACTATCGAACCGGCCTCGTTTGGAAACTGTACCTTGTTTGCCAATAACCCTACAGCCTTGAGTAAGGCAAGTGCCTCTTCTGTGGTTCGAACTTCCAGTTTAGATCCGGCGGGGTTGACAAAAACAGGCAGATTTCCGCTACTGTCTAAAACTGGCATCTTATCAAAAGCCTGTCCAATGACTGCAAGTTCGTTGCGGATTATGGAGGAATTTAATTTAGATCCAGTTGACGGAACACCAGTAGGAGTATAATAATCGTTCATCTCATTTCCCTTGTCGCTTTAAATTGTACTAAAGCCCCCGACATTTTTAACTGACTGCAATAGTCGCTTGATCCCGATAGTTTCAAAGAAATGTTCTCCCCGGTTCCGTATAGTTTAAAATATGATGGAGTAAGTGTTTTACCATCCCATATCCCGACATCCCAATTGCCATTATCCCAACTACCGACCGCGAACGTCAGTTCCTTGGTTGTCTCGTTTGGTTGGATAACGTTAGCATCACCGTAGGACAGTTCGTATGATGAATAGAATTTAGAATACCCTGTGCCTTTGGCCTCGACCGTCAGTTTGTGGAATTTCTTTTTTATGGTCGGGCTGCCGAAATTATCAAAAGTGAAGTCGGCAAACCAATCTATGTTTTCACCGTCAAAACTTAAGCCCTTGTTCATCTGCCGGACAAACCCATCGTCGCAACCGAACATGATTACCTCTTTGCCGGTGGAGTCTTCTATGGAACAGACACATGACACTTGATGCGCTAATCGCATAGGCATGAAAGCGGCAATCTCACCGTTTTTAATTGTGGCGCAAAGGGCTGTTTTGTCGGCAAAGAAGATCCAATATTGATTTTTCTCACGGACGATACATGAGGCAACGACCTGAGTTTTCTTGGTGGTTAGCCAACTATGGATATTCTGGCTTACTGTTGCGTCGGCAAAGTTACCGTAGCTTTGGGTGGTGCTTAGCTTGGTCACTCCCCGATCATCGAGGGAAAAGGTGTTGCCTAAAATCTGCGGGGTCCAATCGATTGCCCCGGCTTTACTTTTTCGCTGATGGACCAAGACCCGGTCGTCTTTTGATGTGCCGTACAAAACACCGAAAGAATTCCTAGTGAAGATTGCCAAAGCGTTTCCTGAATCGTTACCTATTTGCGGCACGAATCCCGTTATATCGTCACCAAGTGCTATCTCATCCTCTCCCCCGGCGGTAGGTGAAAACTTATATGGAAAGCCGATTGCCGATACCTGCACCGAAGGACCGAATGAATAGAACAGCGAATAAGTATGCTCAACAACATGATCCGGAGCGTCCGGGATCATCCATGTATTAATCGGCACAAAAGTACTACCGTCAAACTCGAACCCCCTGTTTTTACCATCAACACCATACATGCGTTTGGTTGAGGTGCTGCCGGTAAAGTTGGAGTTGTCAAAATCAAACCTGCCGGCGGGAAGGTCAAAAGCTATGTCTCGACTGTTACCCGCTATGTCTGCAATATTGATCGCCGAGCCAAGATTTAGTGTCTCAGCGACAAAACTGCCTGTTTGCTCTTTGAGAATGAATCTACCTTCTGCCGTCCCTGCCAAAAAATTACCATCTTCCAAAACAACTCTGGCTATTTTGGCCGACGCGCCACTTGTCGCCCCGACTATTGTAGAATCTTCCAAAGGCTCGAAACTACCTGAAGTAAATATTAACTCCTTGCCTAAATCAACCGGCACCCATCCAGTGACAGAATGGCTGTACATCACCCCGGCGTTTCCGGCCTCGTTATCCCTGAACGCATACCAGACATCGTCAAACAGCCAAATGCCCCTGATAGGTCCGGAGCCTGGCACTGCCTCAATACGGCTGCGGTAAATATCCTCGGCCATATTTTTATAAATTGCGTCCAGTTCAGGCGTGTCTGCACTGCCGACTGTTCTCGCTAATCCGATACACACTCCGACCGGTTCACCGTTTACATATAAAGCTCCGTCTTCGCCCGGCTCACCGTCTTGCAAGTCTGCCTCGCCATCGATAATACTGTCGGTACCATCGACCAGATACGAACCAATATCGGGGGCGTATTCTTTGAAAACACCGAACGTATCAACGAGAATGAGAAGTTCAGTGTCCATTCCGGCTATTGTGGCATACACGTTGCCGTCGATATTGGTTATCAGATCACCGACATTAACGGTACTGTTAACTATCGCCGGGAGGACTATATAATAAGCCGACGATGGTGCAGGCAACCCGCTGAATGCTTCATATCCTGGGGATGTAGAATACCCGCCGTTCACCTCTTGATATAAATTCTCCGAATCACGAACCCGACCGGAGATAGATTCCATTTCCGGGGTTTCGGTATCCAACCCGCCCTGAAACGAAATCTTTTCAGTGTGCATTGTGATTCTAGGCAGTTTTAGCACAAAGGCGCTCCACGCTGTAGTGTTGGAAGTTCGTTGTATTCCATATTGCCTTTTATTCTTTTGTACTCCCCGGCGGCAAAGGCGAACTTATCAGCCTCCACATAGTCAGCCCCGTAATAAACGATTGCTCGCCAGACTATCAGCCAGTGGTAATCACTGTCGAAAACCGGCTCACTGTCGTCTGCCGTGAGATCAAGACCCTTCTTGTACTTGTTGCCGTAAATTGTGTATGTGTCATCTGGAATCGGCCAAACAACAATACTCCTGTCTGGTTTGACCGTAAACTCGCACGGCTGACCTGTTTGAGTCCTGGCACTGCCGAACAGATTCACCCGCTTAAAATACTCCCACTCGGTAAAGATGAGGTCGTGTTCGTTGGGTAATTCTCTCCACCACCGGACATCTTCGGTGATCCAGTTTTTAAAATCGGACTGACCCGCTTCAGCCGGGGTATATTCTGATTTTCCGGTAGTTGTCTGAAAGGTGAAGTCACCATAAAGAAAGCGCCAGTCTTCGTGCAAGGCGAGAATGTCCCGGTACGACATATCGAGCCAGTCGATTATCTTAGCCTCTTCGCCGGACACATTGACCGTGGAAACAGGGCCGCTGTCAGACATGCCGGAATGAAAGGCTATCTTTTGTGCAAGTTGCAAACGGTTCATGATGGTTGTGCCAGTATTTGCTCAAGCCATTCGCGTCCATGAGGATGCGGGTCACGAATAACCACAAAATCAGCGGTCAACGTTGTGGTAGGAATCATCTGGATATTTGAAGGGTCCATTGGATTCTGTACCAGTTGCTCGTAATCGGTGATTCTTGAACGGGCCATTGCTTCGACATATTTCCTCTTCACGTCCTGGTTGATACCCCTGATTATATTCTGTCGAACCGAATTGACCGCCGGGGCTATCGTTGGCAGAGACCCGGGTGTTTTATCGTGCTGTACCCTGATGGTAAGTACCTGTTCCATAAAGGCCGATAAATCAATATCACCCTCAACTACCTTCTCAATCGGCCCGTTTGTGCCAATTTCAGGCAAAGTCTTTGCTTTATCTTGCCCTACGCTATTCGCTATTGTTTCTCTTCCCATGTTTACCTCAAAGGGGGATTGCTCCCCCTGTCTGAATTATCTGTCTGACCTACACCAATAAAGGCTCAATCGGTGGAGTGAACACATCGATATAAGTTTCTGTTACGTTAGCCGCATCGAGTGCCGTGGTGCCTGGCGTAAAGTTAGCGGTTGACGCGGTATCGACTCGGACATAACCGAGAACACAATAATCGGCAGGAGCAAGCGGCCAATCAAGTACGGCTGCGCCAGCTACCATGTCGGCAGTTAAAACAGGATTACCCTGGACGCTCAGTCTGGTCCCGGCTGCATTTATGCAAATCGCATACAGGCAAGATGTCAGCAGTCCTTGCGCTGGTGCTGCGGTTAACGGAATATTATCGGCTGCGTCGGCCAGATGATAAACAATACCTTTAATGCAATAGTCTACCCCTGCACCGTTGGGCGCAGCGGTAGCGGTTCCGGTTTTTGTACCGTCACCCAGGGCAAGGCCAGCTTTGCAAAGGCAAGCCGTTAATCCGCGTGGATCGTTATTTAAATTCATGTTTTAAATCTCCAAAGATAGTGCGGCGAGAGTCGCCGGAGTTGCCGGGGCCAAAGTCGGGCCAACGGTGCTAATATAAAGATCGGTAGCCGTACCAGCGTCAAGTGCTGTGGTATTGCCGACAAAGGTTGCGCCTGAAGTTGAGACTACCAGAAAGCCGATTAATGCATTGCCGTCAGGAACAGCTACCGCGTTAATCAGTACAAAGGCCGCGTCGGCATCGTCAGCGTCGGCGGTTTTGGCACTGGTGGTAATAGTCCCGGCATCATCGATAAAAAACGCCCATCCAGCTGACTTGCCATCGGCTATTGTCCCGGCCAAAACCGACATATCACCGGCTGCCTTGTATCCTGTTACGCCCCCGGCGGTATAGATAAAACCGTTGGCCGCTGTGGGTTTGAGTTTTGAACCACCGGCTATCGTCAAACCGGCGCCTGAAGACAGGAAGTTACTTGCCCTGCCGGAGAAATCCCCGACCATAAGCAATCCTGCATCTCGCAACATAGCAAGATCGGCAAGCACGGACTCAAGAAGCCCCCGCACTGCCTTTTTGTTCTGCGACCCTTGCATGGCCGCTGTTGCTGTTTTTATTCCCATGGTTCACCTTATGTTGCGCTCGATGCGTTGAGCGCTTTGTTATTCAGGACGTTCTTTTATGCGAGAGAAGAAGCACACGACTCAATCCTCACCATGAAATTATCATTCAACCTCATGGAATTACAGTAGAAATCAGCACCGACAAAACCGTGTGACCGGCCGGGATTAGCATGATTAGCTGTCTGGCTGGAAATGATTGTCGGCTTGATCCCGCTATAACCTTTACCCTTCAGGCTGATGTGTCCTATTGCGTCCTGACCGATAACGACAGATGTGAACACATCGTTATTGGCACTTCCGGCGCTGATCATTGTTCCGTTGTCAGCGGCACCGGCGGCGAGAATTGGGGTGAAGAGAGAAGACATTACGAAACGGTACTCATTGATCGCGCCGAACTCATTGGGATGAACAGGGGCAATTGCACTGCCGTATTCTACCCGTTTAACAAAGCCGTCGATCTTTTGAACATCTGATTTCATATCGGTCGAAACGAAAATAACATATCCCGGCTCGACAGGTGCGGTATCAAAGTTGGGACCTGCGGCGATAGTTTTAGTAACTCGCTTAGCTCTGGCGTTGTAAAGTCCCCGGGCAGCAAGATCCAAGGTGTTCAGACCCATAACACTATTCAGACCAACGCGAGTAGTTCCATTGGTGTAGTTGACCGCACTACCAGCTTTATACTGGCCGTATGCCACTAACTCAGCAATCTCGGCAATTGTCTCTCCGGTAAGAGTTGCCATGTCAGACGGGATGTCGTCCTCATACATCAACTCGGACTTGTCGGAGAACTTAAACAGTACGGAGTAATGATTGAGTGTAACAGACACGTCAGTATAACTGATAGTGTTCGCGGTCGGAGTCGTGCCCTCTGCCGTGATAAAGGCATTGGGGTTGATATTCGGTGCGCCGACTGCATTCATATTAAACGGGTTCAATCGTCTAAAAACGCGAGTGTCGGTTTTACGCTGAGGTTGGGACTTGTGATCGCCGAACATGCCGAGGACTGATTCAGTCTCGGCGTGGGCGAGCATTTTCATTTCCGCATCGATTAGATTTCTCGACGCTACTGTTGAATAATTTTGCATTTGCTACCTCTTGAATATTTTGGCCGCCGCTACTTTTCGATATTCTTCGTCGGTCATATCGGCGATTGTTTTGGTTTTCTGGTTGACCCCGCTCCGTGGTGGCTCGGTGGCTCGTTCCAGTCTTTCTGATCGTTCTTTTTCGATTGCTGGTTTTTCTTTCGGCTTCTTTGACAGCAGATATTGATCAATTACCTCAACAGCATCCAAAGCATCGTTGGAGTTAAAAGCCTTGTCCTGAATTTCCGGTGGCTGTGAAACTATCCAGGTGTTGTATTCAGGCTCGGCAACAATTGACTCCCAATCCTTGTGGTGACTCTTGAGCAGCTTCAGTTCGAAAGTCCTCTGGACCTCACTGAGCTTTGATGTAAAATCAGTTTCCAGTTCGGCCCTGATCTTCGCCACATCGGGGATCTCAATCTTGCTTTCCGAAAAGACCTCTTCCATTACGTTGAACTTATCTTCGTCCTCGGGGTACTCGGCTCTGAGCTTTTCCCACTTGGCGTTCTTAACCGGCTCCGGCTTTATCTCCGGTGGCGGTTCAGGTTTTTTCCTGTTCTGGATATCGTTCTGCAATGACCCAACTCTTTTCTCGGCCTGACTTAGCCGATACTTAAGGTTGTTCACTTCGCCAAGTTGTGATTCGATGTAAGCTTTAACGGCGGGGTCAATCTCGACCTCGGCGGGTTTATCGACTTCAACTGGTTTTTCAACCTCTGGCTCAAGTTCAACCGGCTTTTCTGTGGGTGTCTCAAACAACTCAGTCTTGCCACCCCAGATGTTCTGTGCTGCCTGTGCTCGATACTCTTCGTCTGTCAAATCTTCCATGTGCTTTCCTCTTCCCCGGCGTTTAGGCGGGTATCTTTAGGGCGGGACGCTTCCCGGCCAAGTTCTTCAAGATCCTTTAAAGCTTGAATCTTTCCTCTTATAAATGCAGTTTCCACAGCATCCCGGCGTAGTGCGTCGTTTTTCTCGCGTTCGGCGGTTATCTGTTCTTGCTGCCATTTTTCTATATATCGCCAAGTCTTTGAATAGATATCCAGCTCGGCATCGTCTCCTTCCTGTTTCAGTTTTGCTTCGAAAGGAAGGTTCTTTTCTTTTTTAGTGAACCATTTCATTGATTACTCCGCATACGCATGACCCTTCCTGGCCTTGCCGATGGGCTCTGTTGGAGGAGTTGCCACTTGTGGGGTAGGTCCACCTTGAGCGCTTAATGCCAGTTGAACCTTTAACTTATCAAGCGACATGCCGGATTTCTCGGCGTACTCCATTTGCTTCATTTGGAAGTCTATGGCTTTCATTTCAGTTTCATGAGCGCGGTCTAGTTCAGCCTGCTGTGCTTTAAACTCCAATTCCTTCATTATCGCTTCTTGCCTTACCTTCTCTTTTTCTAACTCGCCTTGCGCTTTCAGTTTGGCAAGCTGCACTTCGGGCGGTTCGGGCGGCTGCTGTTTCTTTTTCTCTTCATCGTGTTGCGCCAGTGCGTCTTCTGATTTGAGAATATCCAGGCGTTTCGACTTAACGGCCATTTCAGCAGCCTTGTTCCAGTCGATGATTCGGTCAAAGTGTGGGTCCTGCTTGAGAGCATACACTTCGAGAATCGCCCTGCCTTGCTGATCGCGCTCTAATAAGACTGAAGTGCCCCGACTGATAACTTTAAAATCACCTTTGATTTCCGGCTTATCGGAGTACTGCATGTTGTAGTGGTAGTAGCGGGTTATATGCTTGTCGGTGATGTCGTCGTCGTAATGTTTCGTGCGGTGTCTTAACCCTACGTTGCTTGAATCAACTGCTATATTTGTTTGACCAAGGGTATCTGGGAGTTTTTGAGCCTCACCTTGGAATATGGTAGGTAACGCTGTTTCGAGGTCGGCAAAGCGCAAAACAAGCTCGATGATTGCTTGATAGTGTTGCTGGTTATTGGGAACGGTGAACACCTGAAAGGCTTTTCGTGCGTCCTCCATGTCGTCTTTATTGATAAAGACAGAACCGAGTTGCCACAACTGCCCCGGTGCAGGCTGAAGGGTCTTGTTGGCGACGATGGTTGACTTAGCAGACTCGCCGCTATTGTCCATCATTGCCCTCCACGCAGCTTTTAAAATACGGTGCAACCAAGACAACATCCGGGGGATACCGATACCGTAAGGAGAGTTTATATCAATCTCGGCCCACCTGAACACATCGTAAGGAATACCGCCTGAATCAAGGGTATTGAGCTCAACCCGAACGGGCCTGTCATTTATCATCACCACATTGGCGGTGAGCTTGCGGAAATCATTCTTGACGTTGCAGCCGATAGCTTCCAGATGCTCGCGGGGGATGTCAATTACTCCCTGCCATATCTCAAAGGCGCTGCCGACTTCGGCCTCTGTAACTTTTTCTCCGTCACGGCCAGTGTTGGCCCATGATGTCCGTTTCGGCGGTTCGAGCAGGATGGACTTTAATTGATCGTCGAAATAACCTTTGACTCCGATCAGATCAATTACATCTCTTGGCAGGATAGTGTCTTTTTCCCAGACATATTCGCATGATTTTTGAATGTTCGATGTCGTACCGGGAGAGAAATATACATTCCAGCAATCAACAAAGCGGCTAGACGGATTTTGTTTCTCCACCATCTGCATAACGTGAGCAATCGAACCATCTTCCTGTTGTTCCGGTATCCATTTCTTTGTAACGGCCTTAATGACGTTTGGGCCTTTGATAATCCCTGCACCCAACCGCACAGCCTGTTTAATGAGCTTGCGCTGCTCGGCATTATAGTCACATTCGGATAATTGGTCGTCAATCTCGACCTCCATTAACTTCATGGCCTTTCGAGCTTTTTCGATCTTGTCTATTGCCACTGCCGACATCGGTGCTTTGTTGCCCTGTTCGTCGGTTATCGGCTGGCCGTTCTGTAACGCTGGCCGTTCGTCTTTGCGCTGCTCATCAAGCTCCGGATTCGGGGTGATATCGATTCCCCAATTCCTGCCATCGGTGGGAAGTTGAATATCGGCAAACCTGGCCTCGGCTACTTCGGCCCGGCCACGGATTATGTTGACAACGACAGACGAGCGGGTGTTTTGCTTGTTCAGCTGCTTGTTACCGATACCTTGAGCGTAGTCTGTTACACTGTCACCGCCGGGGGAGACTTCGGTACCTTCTTTGAAAATCTTTTCATCTTCGGCCCATTGACGTTCAATACCGGAATTGCGCCGATAAGTAACGGCTTCGTCGCGAGTCTTGATGCAGATGTCGGCAAGGGCCATGAGTGCGCGGCGCTTGCGGGTGTCTTGCTCGTCTTCTTTCGTTGTCTCTTCTGCTTCTTCGATCAAAGTATCAGCCTTTACGCTAACTCAAGATTGTCTTCAAAGTACTTCCTGGCAACATACCATTGGTCTGCGTGATTCTTTGGATTCCTGGCTATCATCCCCATATCAGTTAAGGGGTTATCAACAGCAGCAACAGATATATTACTGAGGTCTTCACCCAAGACATATCCCATGATCTAGCATAAGTTTTCTTGCTACACCGGGAGGTATGTTGAATAAATCAGCTATTTTTTTTATGTCTACAATATCGGTACATTGTGATAACAATGGTGTCATTCCTTCCTAATGGTTTACCTAACAAAATATCTACGCTTTGACCTAACATCAGTATCCGGCCCCCGCGTCATACGGCATTGACAATGGGACTTGTACCGGCTCGTAAACGTTCTCATTATGGTTGTGCATATTCTCAGCGTTACAGCAGATGTATCGAAAATTATCTCCACCATGAGACCAGATATCCCCAACAGGGCGGCCCTCTGCTTGTGTTGCCCTGTTGACAGTCCTCTTGTATCGCTTCAATGCTTCAATGAGTGGATCGGCAAGCGTTTTATCAAAGTAGAACTGGCTAAACATCATCCTGGCATTTCTGATACCTGTTTCAATCCCCATCTCTACTATGTCGTCACGACTCGGCACGTCCCATCCAAGCGCACGAAAGACTTCTGCGTCGGTGTTGCCAGTCTGTCTACTTGTGCTAAATCCGTCATGAGGGAGAAAAACCTTGCCCCAATTATAGTTAAGCGTTCGCATATAACCAGAATAGCCAGGGATATCTCTGAATCCTCCCTGAATAGCCCGAATAACCCTAATCTCTGATGATTTCTTTTGGACGAAAGACAGGAACATATGGTCGAGGTTGCCAAGATCGGCAATGACATGGACCCTTAACATTGGATCGTAAGGGACGTTGCAGATTCTGCCCTGCCTGTTTGCTGTTTCAATTTCCTTATAGAAAATAGCACCATCGGCAGCCGGACGACACACACCCTCCCAGACATTATCGTAGTCGTCGGGGTATTTCTTCTGGCACTCAATCCGCTCTTGTTCCAAAACTGCATTAAACCACGGATTGTCGGAGTAATTCATGTGGGCCAGAACACAGTCGTCAGGTGGTTCTATCGCGAAACGTTGGTGCGTTGGGTCTGTCTCTAGGTCAGGGTTGTAGGTAAACCATATTTCTGAACCGTCCTTACGAATAGTCGGCAGTAGAATTTTCCATGAACGATCTGAGATAGACTGTGCTTCCTCCACCCACGCAATATCATAACCTTCAAAAGATTTGATAGAGTCTACTGTTTGACCTGAGAGTCCGGTAAAAGATATCTTCGTGCCGTTGTTCCCTCTTATCTCGTCGCGGAGAGTATTGTAGAAGGGACCAAGGCCCATCATTTGAATCTGGTCTTTTAATAACTGGTAAACTGAATCGTCCAGAGACTTTTGAACCTCACGTGCGCACAAAATCCGCACCTTCTTTGCCCTGCCCATCACCAACAATGCCCTGGCAAACGACCACGACTTAGCAGATCCTCTACCACCCTTCGCGCCCTTATACCGATGTGGCTCATAAAGGAACGCTAGCTTGTTTGGTATCTGGATGGAGAGTTTAGCCATTCGCTTTCACAAACATTATTTCTATTTCGTCAAATTCTGGATCGATGTCATGCAATTTAAAGACCTTTGCCTCAAGATCAAAAAGTATCCTGATTGTTTCTACCAGTTTCTTTCCACTGTCTATTCTACCCTCAAACGAAATAACCCGTTGATACGCAGCCTGCATTCTGTCCACTGTGACATTGGGGTTCGCCATCATTTCCCCAAGTTTCGACAAATCTTCCTGCTGATCACACAGCTGGCCGAACTCTAGAAACATCGACCTGAACCGTTCGCGAATAGCAATCAGGTCTTTTCTTTCTCGGTAATGTATTTGCGCTATCTGTGTGGAATCGAAATCAACCCGTTGCGCCTCGGTTAGTTTCCCCTCAACACTAACTCCTTCACTAACCTCAAGCTCGCTAACCTTTTTTTCTGCTAACGCCTGAATCTTTCCTTTGAGGTTTCTTGTCCACTTAAAACGCTTGGCGTGTTTGATTATCCCTGCATCTGACACGCTAAACTCTTCACCGATATCTTTTAGGGATCTTATCCCTGCTCGGTAGTGGGGTTCAATTGCATCCCAATCTATTTTAGGTTTCGTGGTCAAGATTATCTACCGCCGAACATCTGTTGTTTGTTGGTTAATGCTCTCACTTACTTGGTTGCCCTTTGTTTCTTCTTGCGTTCAGCTATTGGCTGATCTTGCCGCTTTCGGTCTTTACCGAATATCCGGTCCAAACCCTCTCGGTATTTATCATTCGGTATATGACATCTGGAATTACCTTTTGACATTAAAATGCCTTTATCCGTTCGCTGAGAACATTTGAGTATGCTTCCATGAATACCATCTGCCGTATTAACCTGTGCTGTTCTTCTGGCGTTGTATCCAGTATTTTGTCTGAATTAAGAAAACTACTCAATTTATGGAACTTGTCGTTTAGTTCTTTCTGTTCCTCTATCACTCTTAATTGATACTCTTTCATGTTGCTCCAAAACGAAAAAAGGCCGCAAAGATACATTTCAGTATTCCTTGCGGCCTTTAACTTGGCGTGTGGTTCAGTAGGTTGCGCCTGTACGGGTGGCCTACTGGTATGTGATACTTCTACTGTGGTGGGATTCGAACCCACGGAGCCCGTAGCACTAAAACTGATATTGGCCAGGCTCTAGTTTTTTAGGGCTATAATCTCCCATCTACCCGTTGAGCCTCTCCGGCACACAGACTGTCATCAGCGAATATCCGAATCTCGCGTAATCACAGGACACATCTTTGCAAATAACCCTTAACCAATTCCTTATCAACCAGATAACATTCTGTATCGGTGATTATATCAATAGCCGCTTTCTTGCTTTTGGAAACAGCCTTTGACAACTTGCCTTGCTCGGTTGTGGTCATTGATGCTATTGCTTTTTGCCAGTTTTTCATTTGAGCTCCTTTGCGAGTAAATCAACCAGCATCTTCAACACCCGATACAAAATTTCCTGCATCTTCCTTGCGGGGATTGCCGGTTTAGCGATCGGCTGATATTCTTTCATCAATTCTGGCATGATAACCCGAGCAATTGGTCACAAATTTGTTTCCTGGTAATCACGCCGGAGTCCAACTCATCTTTCAACACAAAAACACCGTCATCCTGCGTATCACGGACGGAAAAGAGTACAGCTTTGCGTCCGTCGTTGAGAACAACTTCCTCTTCGTGAACGTCTACCTGTTCAAATTTATCAACAACTTCAGTGATTACACGGAGTCTCCGCGCCTTTTCGGTGATTTCTGCGATTCTGTTGGACTTAGCTCTTTCGAGTGAAAGTTGCCTGAACGATGGTGGTTGAACAAAATTGACGATGTTTTTTGCCATTGATGCTCCTGTTTCAATTCACGCCCTGACTAAACAGGACGAAAAATTATAATTTTACTTATTATATCACGTTTTCGAGTGGTGTACAATGTTTTTATCTAACAACTTATAACGGTTTAACAGTGCAGACCGCACCGTTAATCTTTTCACATGAGCAAAACTAAAAGCATACCAATGACCATAATAAATTCTTCCATGGTGTCACCTCGCTAAATTCACCAGTCAAAATCTGGAAAACACCCAACCGATTCAAGTTTAAAAACGTGAATAATTTTGCGTTTTATTACCATGTAATCTATCACCCACAATCTATAAATATCGCCCCTGTCTTTGATAATTTTCGATCTATCAAGAACAGTGTATGTTAAAAATTGTTGCCTCGTGTTTTCTGGATATTCTCTCTCTATTGTTGTCATGCTGTCACCTATACCACATCAACCCATATTCCGTTGACGCGCTCTTGAAGGATTTTGTGTTGACCTGACGTAACTGTTTTAGCACCCCATTGACCATACCCTAAAGGCTTTTCGTAATCTGGCTCATAATGACTATGGACCCACTCAAATCTATATCTCAACCTCGGCTCATCCCTAATCATTCCTCGTTTCGGTCTTGGTCTTGTCGGCATGATTACTCTTTAGTCTGATTTTTTGCTTTAAATACCGGCATGTCATTTCTTTTTTCACTGGTCAACTCAAAAGCCATTGGTATCTCTGTCAGTTCAGATGTGTCCCACGACAACACTGGAGCCATAGTAAACACGATATCAATTCCTTTGTTTATCCATGCCTCCTTGGTCCAGCCCATCATGTCAAACAGAGCCTTTTCTTTAATCCGCACCGGCTTTTTAGGCTCCGCAATCGGGCCCAACCATTCATCAAACGCCACGGCTGATGATTTCGACTTGTCTCCAGGTTTCGCCGCAAGTGACCCGTCAAATTGCACTAAAACAAGTTCACCTTCGCCGCCTTTTTCATCTTTGGTTCTCGCCCAATAGTAACCGGGGCGTTTTGGTGTTTCTGTTGACCATTCCATTATTCACCTCGTTTGATAGGTTTGTATTCCTGTAAAATAGCCTCGTCGCACTTAGGGCATCTTCTTAAATACACTAAACAGCCTGTTAATTCGTCGATACACTTAGCTGACATTTCATCAAAGCTGCCGCGCCAACCGCACTTTGGACACATCACGGTTTCAGTTATTTCTTTATAAAGCTTTTCCTTCCGTTCATTTTCCATCCTGGCCTTAAAGTGCTGGTACATTTCTTCGACAGAAATGCTCCAATCGACCCAACTTGTTATCTTTATGTGGTTATCACTAAAATTATTGAAAAACTCTTCGTGGTTTTTCCATTCCATTATTCAGCCTATTTTGTTTGTTGACTCTTTTGGTCACATGTTTTAAATGTATCGTCAATTATTTTTGTGAAGATAACCTTTTGCCTTTGCTCTTCTCTTTTTTACCAATTGTCGGCTATCCACCCATTGTTTAATTCTTGGCGTGTTAAAAGTTGATTGCGAGGTCCGCTTAAAAACTCATCAGTCCTTTGACAAGCCACGCCTTCAGTTAAAACAACGGTGTTGTGGTCAACAGTCGCCTCACAATGCGGGTGACAATTTTGGTTGAGCCACAACATCAGAGGTTTGGCCGCTTCGAGCATTTCCTTTCGCTGGTCTGGTGTTAAAATCATCGCCGCTCCTGTTTAAATATTTTTCTGCATCACGGACAACCTCAAGATTTTTACTCAAAACCTCAAAACTGCCGTCTGCTTTTTTTATGGCATAGACCGTGATATCTGTTTGGGTGCTTATGTCTATGCCGATGATAAACGGTTTCATTCAGCCTCCCCCGTTGCTATTCTGCCGTTAATCGGTTTTTCGGGCATTTCGGCCAGTTCCCGATTTCTTAAACCGGCAAGATACCTTTTCGCCTCAATATAACCAATGTCTGCTTCTTCCAGAGTAACAATGCGTCTCAGCCCGTTTATTGTGCTGCCTATATAGCGGATTCTGACTTTTTTCATTGTGCTATCCCGGCAACCAAATTAATCCTATCACCAATCCATCTCATACAATTTACAGCCATGCTGTTGCCCAAAGCCTTGTACCGTGGCCCATCTGCCGCCGGTTTGCCGTTGTGCTGAACAAGGGTATACCCCGGCTCAAATCCCTGTAGTTTTTCGCACTCTACCGGGAGTAATCTTCTAACCGCCATTCCTTGCCTTAAATAGCTGGTTTGCTTCATACCCGGTTGTGCTGCAAGGGCTCCGGTCACTTCCATTTCTCTTAATTCGTCCCTTGAATTTTGGGCGAAACAAACAGCGTTCTCCTGCCAGTTATTCCGACCAAGAGCAAAAGCCGTGTCAGAACTGGTGCAAGGGTCTTGTGTGCCATGAACAACTTGACAGATAATAGGCTCATGACCATGTGTTTCTCTTCTTAATGTGCCAATTACACCCGAAGTATTCACGTTCATCACACTGCCGCCCTGATCTTCAAGAACTATAATAGGAGCTTCATGATTACAATTGAGCGTGGTCCCTACTCCTATCCCTATCTCTGCCGATGATTGACCTGTTGACATGCAAAAGACCGCTTGTCTTGTCCCTCCTTGACCACCCCCCAAAAGTGGCCCAAAGTGTTCTATGGAGGCGTTGCACTCTTCATCAATGCCTACTATTGCATAATTACCATTGGCTATTTGGTCTGAGTCAACACCACGTTCGCCAAAGCCTCTTGTAAGCGTCCCGGCAGCTTCTTCCCCCGCTTTTCGGCTCGGCGCAGTATTCCGGCACAGGCTCTCGCGCTCAAAAAGTACCGCCGCGGCACGTCGCCAGTCTCCAAGACATCCGACAACGAAGACACGCCTTCGTCTTTGTGGGACTGCTCTTTGATGTGATTGAACTCTGACGAATTGAGCGTCAAGAACCCTGTATGCGAACCCATACCCGAGTTGCGCCAGCCCCCCGAGGAAGGTTCCAAAATCCCGTCCTCCGTTGCTTGACAATACTCCGGGGACATTTTCCCAGACCAGATATCTAGGTTTGAATCTATCAGCAATTGCAAGATAGGTGAGCATGAGGTTGCCACGAGGGTCATCCAATCCTTTTCGGAGTCCTGCGACTGAAAAACTCTGGCAGGGTGTGCCACCAACGAGAAGATCGACATCTGCATCCGGCCACTCCTTAAATTTTGTCATATCGCCATAGTTTGGCGTGTTCGGGTAATGATGTGTAAGAACCGAGCAGGGGAATTTTTCTATTTCGGAAAAGGCCACTGCATCCCATCCCAGAGGTTTCCATGCGCAGGTTGCCGCTTCAATACCGCTGCATACCGATAGATATTTCACAAACTGGCCTCATAACTGCCAACCGAAATATCAGCCAGCTTTTTAAGCCGTGGCCGGCAACCCAACTTACTCACGTCACAATCGATAATTGATATTTCCTTCGCTCTCGGCAAATGCCCTTCTCGGAAAATATCTTTATGCTGCCAGCCTTTATCGCGTACCCGTTCGTAAATCTGCTTTGGATTGAATCCCGCCTGTTGCATTTCCGCGCTGGTCATATCGCCTATGTCGGTGTGGAATATTTTCATGCGGGTGCTGCCTGTTTTTACTATGGATATTTCGGTTGTTAATTTTGTTGGTTTTACTTTGTCGTCATTTAAGCATGACACTCTTTCACCCTTGCCTTTCATTTGCCCTCCTGCGTAATTTTCAGTTGAGAAGAAGGAATAAGCGTTTTCCCTATCAATCCAGCAAAGGACTCAATCTGCTGTTTTGCATATTTGTAGATTTCCTTGTAGTGCAACCCTTGATCCATTCCATCCAATAAGGCTTTCATAACTATCATATCAGCTGCCTTAACGGTTGATAATTGGTGAATATCCAGAGCGTCCCGCAGGTTTTTGTATTTTTGCTCAAGGAGAAACAGTGCTTTATTTTCCATCTTCGAAATATTGGCATAATATTTAATGGCGTTTTTACTGCCCTGCTCGGTTGCGTAGTCGATGAATTTTTCAATCGTATCTGTTGCTATTCGTCTTGTTTCTTTTCCTGCGTTACGAGTTTCGAGCCATTGGGCGTTTTGTGGTTGTGAAGCTACCCGAATCAGCTCTTTCTTCATCCGGATAAACTCTTTAGCCAATCCCACCTTGAACCTTAAAACAGGATCATTGTTAATTTTAGCCCTAAACATCATCCCTAAGAATGTTGCCTGACTTTCGTTTAACAGATATTCCAAAATTGGTTTGTCTGATCCTTCGGTAATAACTTTCCGAAAAGGAATGACATTCCAAATGTCATTCCTTTTTTCCGACAATTCGAGAAGTTCTTTTTCATACTTCCGACATAGAGCTATAATGCCAGTGTGTCTTCTTTTGAATCCTTGTGAAATTATCCACGTCCCGGCGACAGCCTCACCTTTGTAAATTTCTACCACGTTTTCTTTTTTCACAATGCACCTCAAGTTAGATTGATCTTGATATACATTATAATGCACTTACGCCATACTGTAAATAAACAAATGGCAAAAGAAAGAATGTATTTCATTGCAGGTCCTCTAAAACAGCCTTGATAAACGCAACATCTCTTTCCTGTTGTTCGATTTCGTTCGCCTGAATCCGTAGTTGATCTGCCTGGCTGATATAAACGGATTCTCTGGTTGTTGACGGCTCAAGATGTTTAATTGCCAATGACAAGGCTGCGATTATTATATCCATTTCTGCTACTGAAACTGAAACATAGATGTGTCGTTTATTGTCCCCGCAGTCTTCCACGGTTTCCAGTGTACTAACGTATGTTCCCGTTGATAACACCACTTGACTATCTTCAGCGAAACCAGTTGAAACGCACGACAGAAAAATAAATAAGGCAAAGGCTATTGTTTTCATTTTTTGTCCTCCCAGAACCGAGCACTTGCATATTTCAACATTTCTTTAATTTGGTTCTGTACCCACCCGGGTACCTTTCTTGCTGCGGATTTTTTAATTTCGGCCAGTGCTATTTCCTTACAGGCGTTTTCAATAATTTCAGGAAACTCCGACAAGTTAAATGCTTTGGCAAGTGCTTTTTGGGTTTGTTCGTCCAGAAAGTTTCTAATATTGAGGCCAACGTAACTTCCGCTCAGATTATGTTTTACATATTGTTCTATGTAGTCCCTCATTAACTCGTCTGATACTTCGATTTCAAGTTTCATTTTTCCTCCTTAACAGTCTTAAAAAAGAACGCAGGCTCAACCCCATAAACATTACACAAATCAGCTATTTTATCCACACTGGCTCTATGTTTTTTTTTTACATAGTTGTGGATGAGCTGGCGGTTTATCCCGGCGTGATCGGCAAATTCAGCCGGTGACATTCCCATCCTGAAAATCAGATTGGGTATTGCGTCGTAGTCGTATTCGATTTTTTTCATGATTTCGTTATACCAATTTCCTGCAAAATCTGTTCAAGCGTCCAGGCAACGAGATATTGGCCTTTCCACTCCTGTTTAATTTTCTTCTGGCTGTCTCGCAGTGCGCCTTTTCGAAGCTCGCCGTTTTTCTTTACAGCGGCGGGGTTTTTTATTTCCACCCAGAAAGTTCGGGGTTCACCGTTTACTACTCTGCCGATCAATAGATCGTCTTTGTCTGTTTCAACCGTTACGCCTGGGATTGAACGAAGCTGTCTCACTAATTCGGTTTGGTTCGAGTCAATTTTTTTCTTCCGGCGTGGGTGACTCATTTGCTACCTGTCTTTGTAATGCTTACATGTCATGCACAAAACAGTTGCGTAATTTTTGCACTTATAACATAGTTTAGTGTGCTCTCGGTAATGGTCAAAAAGTTTCAAAAACAAATGACTTCCGCACTCGCAGTGCATCCCTTCCTTAAAATCGTCGACTGGCATTTCTTCCCAATCCTCGCAATCATCACATTCATATCTTGGCATTTCCCAACCTCAAAACAAAATAATATTTACCTTCTTCCGCGCCCCATTCCGGCCTACCTGTGTCAATTGTGATTTCCTTGAGCGGTATTATGAACGTTGGGGCATCTTTGGCGTAGCCGTTGCGAAATTTGATTTGGTCGAAATCTTTAAACAGCGTGGGTTCGTCGCTCATCCTGTCTAGTATACCTTCTCTGGATAGCGGCGGTTCATTCATGATATAATCCATTAAATCGTCACGATCTTGCCTTGACCTGATATCATCAAATGTCAGCAACCTTCCAAACCAATACGGCTTGATTTCCCGATACTCTTCAGCCTTCTCGCCGCTGAGTATTAAATCGAACCAGTG